TATCAGATTAGTTTAAATGAGGAAGAGTTTGTTTTGTTTTTAATATTTCTTCTCTTGATTGAACAAGAGATTGATACGCATCTTTTGCAGATGGATCTTTGCCAAAGTAATCTAATATATCTTGGCCTGTCATTTCAATTAAAGATTGTATGGTTAACAGCTGGCCTTTAATATCTTGTAACTTTTCATCTGAATGCTCTGCCATATTTTTTATCCTATCTCTTTTTTGACGAATATTAAATCCTTCTAACCAATTTTGCACGTTAATTAACTTCTTATCAAAGTCTCGATAAGTTTCCCAATCTCTTATTTGATCAACAGTTCTACCACACCCTTTGCATTGTTCATCGAAAGGGGCCATAGAGGTTGAGCAAACTCCTACACATGGCGAATTTGCTAAACTTATACAATCATGTAAAGCGGTATTCATAACAACAATAATTTGTTACTTTGAGTAAGTTTAAGTTATTTTGTATAGTTTTAGCAAGTTTTTTAAAACAAAAAAAAGGGAGCCGAAGCTCCCTTTACCAATAAATTGGATTTAGATACCTTGAGAAGCGTAAACAGCTCTCCAATTAGAATATCCAAATGAATACCTTTCTCTAGCTTTGTAACGCATGTTACCAGTGTCGAAATCGCCTTCTAAGGCAGTAGCCATTGGACTTCTTTGGAAGTGTTTAAATCCATCAGGACAGTCTGTTTTTAAGAACCAAGCATCTGTATCAGTCAGATAATGGTTAACAACATATCCTTGAGGGATCATACCCATATTCTTCATAGCATTGACGTCATTGTCAGATGATCCAGGTCTAAGATTAGACTGAAGCAATCTGTCAGCAACGAACTGTAATGCTGGTGGAATAATTAACTTTTGCGCTTGAAGAGCAATGGTCAAATTTCTGTCATCAACTAAAGTTGAAACATTAATAAGAGCATCTTCTAATGAAGTCTCGTTCAAGTCAGCATAGGTTGAGGGTCTATTACTAGCAGTTCCGCCACCACCTAGTGGATGAGCTGTACTTACTAGAGCAACACCATCTCCGCCAGTGAAACTGGATGAGAAAGCGTTATTCAATACAGCAGCAGCTTTGATTTGCTTAGTATTCGCCATAGATCTAGCCAAGGCTTTTGTATACCTTGAACCAAGTCTATCGTAAAGATTGTCTTCAACTGCTTCTTCAGTAAGAGCAAAAGCTAAAGCAATGGTTTCGTGGGAGTAACGTGATGTATATCCTTCAGAAGCTTGGTCGAAAGAAACTCCTTCGCCCTCACCTTTTACTGAAGCGTTACCAAAACCAACGATCATTACTTCTTCTTCAAACGCTCTGTCTGATGATTCAGTTTCAAAAATTTCTTCATGCTCAGAATCATAACGGGCGTATTCCATGCCGAAAAGGGCATTTAAACCTGGTTCTAATTCTTTCGCTAATTGAGCTCTATTAATAGCCATGATTAAACTCCTGCTGCGGTTCTGTTAAAATGTTCGTCAATTCTGACGATCATATTAGCATAGGTTGAAAGGGACCCAGTTCCTAAAGAATTATTAGAAGGATCATTTGTATATCCCATAATTCTTAGTTGAGCAGTACCAGTAGCCATAGTGCCACTAATTTTTACTGCTGACATTCCAGTTTGAGAAGAACCAGCTGCGTAAACAATATCACCATTCAAACCGATGTCGGTTTGGGTAAGACTGCCTGTTGCGGCTGATTGGACTTCAAACAAAACGTCTGGGTCGTCGACTACTAATGCTTTCGCATCGGTAGAGGCTGTCAATGTAGGCCAAGTAGCTGAGAAAATTTTCGCTCCACTTGAATCAGTATATTGACATCCTTGAAAGACTCCTAGTAAAAGATCGCCAGCAGCAGCAACGGCAATGCCGCCTGTGCTAACCATTTTTACTGGATCGCCTGTATAGATTGTTCCAGTTGTACCAGTTAGAATATCGTACTCAGTTGTTCCTGTAGAATTATAACCTGAGCCCAATTTTCCAATTGGTTTTAAACCGAAGGGCGCATTTGTATTTGCCATTTTTTTATACCTTTAATTTAAAATAATTTTAAGCAGCAAAAGAATTAACTTCTTTTACCACCACCAAAAGTTACGCTTGTGGTTCTCTGAGGTTTTAACATCGGAGAACTTGGATCTGATTCCTTCATTAGATCATTATCAATCGCGTCTTGTTGCGATTGTGCACGGTTATTGAAATAGGCGTTTCTTTCATCACGTGTTTCATTCGGAATCTTAGCCAAAAGCAAACCACCCACGGATACAACACCAGCGTGCTTTCCATTATCAATCGAAGGAAGTTCAAAGTCTCCAATCTCTTCGACGCGAACAAGGTCGAAACCTTCACGCAATCTAGACATTACATTCTTCTTATCTTCCTGACCAACAATTTCGGCTCTTATCCACCTGTAGGTAAAACCTTCAGGTGCAGGTGGTGTCTCCAACATAGATGGGGGACGCCATGGTTTGCGAGCAGTATCTTTAATCGCTCGAGTTTCTGCAGAACGCGGAGTCCTGTTATTTTCTTTATTATCTTCAGTCATATTTGTTACCTTTTAATATGCTTTGCGTATTCTTGTAATGGCACATTCAAACGACGAGCCATTTCGACTTCACTTTTGGTGAGCCTGACCTGTCGTTTTCCTCTAGAGCCATCAGATCTTCCAGCAGGTGCAACAGTTTGTTGCATTCTAGCCTTGGACTTAACCGCTCCGCCATTACTGAATTTGTGTGGAAATTCAGTTCTCATACGTTTATCTATCTCATCATAGTACATTGAGTCGCTGGGATCAAATCCTTCTTCTTCAATTAATTTTTGATGAATGTTAAAAGCGGCCAAGGTCATTATTTCGTCTTGACCAAACCACTCGTTTTTTCCTGCCCAACTCTCAGCTTCAGGGTCTGCTTGAGGTGTCGGCGCTTGAACTTGTTGTTGCATTCGTTGTTGAGGAAAGTTTTGATAAACGGTCTCTCTTTGAACTTGCATTCTATTGTTAGCTAACTTACTTTCTTCAACAGTAATCTTGTCAAGAATTTCTTGGGCTTTAGTTACCTTGTCCCAGTCTTGATCTTGATACGCTGACTTTAAAACAGTATTGGCTTGAGCACGTTGAGATTTTAATCTGTTCTCAGCCTCACCATAATAACTTTGACTTAAGTGACTTGTATTAGTTCTTAAGTTTTCGTTTTCAACTTGTAAGTTTTTTGCATAATCGTAAGCAGATTGAGCGGCACGCTCTTGCTCACGCATTTTTTTAGTTAAAGTTGCAATACGTTTTTTAACACCTTTTGAGTAGTTTTCTAATTCGTCTTGCTCTTCATCTTTAATTGTTTCTTCGTCAGAAATATTGTCTATAGCTGATTGCGCATTTTTGTCCTCTTCTGGAACATCAATTTCTACAATCTCACCTTCTTCAATTTCCTCTTCAGGAGCTTGATTATTTTCTTCTTCTAGCATGAGTCCTCCTCACGTTTACAGCGTGACGATATCATCGGGATCTGCGATCGTAGCGATAACTTCGTCGTCGTTAATAATACGGCATTCTGCATCATCGCCTAATTTAAAGCGAGCTCCAGCATACCGACCAATTAGCACCCATTGCCGTTCTTCACACCAAGGTGTGTCTCCAAACTTGTTTTTATCTTTGTAACACATAGGACCCATTTTTATTACGTAGGCCACTACTGAGGCTAGCGCCTCTCTGTCAACAGAGTCTTTTGTTAATACAATTCCACCTTTAGAAACACCTCGGCCTCTGTAGGGAAGAATTAACATGCGCCAACCTGTAGGGCTGGGCATTCTTTCGACAAGAGATTTATCTACCAAGGTAGGATCTAAGACCCTTTCCTCTGCATTGACAAAAGCTTTGTCAAGCTCAGATTTCTCTTCTTCTTTTTTTGATGCTGTTTTATCTTTTTCTATTTCAGCCGCTATATGGTCAGGGACTAGCACTTTGTTCTTCGTCATTTTCTTCTATCCTCTCTAGCAATTCTCTAAGTTCTTGTTCTACGTCGACGAGAGAATTGTAACGTCCACGCAAGTATTGATAATCCTCAAAAGATTTAACACCATTGAGCAACGAGCTCTGAGTGTCTTCTTTCTTCTCCTTTAGCCGCTTTTGTAATTGGTCGGCTACCCAAATGGTTGACATTTAATAAACGCCAGAAAACTTACCACCAGAAGAAGCCTCACCAAGACCTCTTGCCTTCCCTTTGCCCACTCCTGGGGTTGGGGTTGTACTTGCTGAAAAAGTTCCTGCATTGATTTTTAAAGGAACCGTTCCTTTATTTCCATACGAGCATTTGTTCTTCATCACTTTTGGAGTTTTTTGATTTTTTGGTTTTGTACTTTTAATCATATGTTTACCTGTATTGATCCATCTGGCTTAGGCCAAGATCAATCAATTTTAGTTCTTTTTGTTGGTCAAGTCTATCTTGAGTTGTTCCGTCCTTCATTCTAGCAATATCTCGCTGCGCGTCAATACGCTCTCGGTCAATTCTATCTTGATTGGCTTGATCTTGCGCACGCATTTGTTCCTTCATTTGGAACTGCTCTTTGTCTTGCTGAAGCTCTTGACCTTTAAGTGCTAACTCTTGTTTTCTAATAACAACCAACGGATCTTCTTGCGGAGGCGTGGCTACTTGTTGAGCAAACTGCCCTACCAAGTCAGTCATTATCGGGGAGCTGAATTGAGCCAATATATCACTGGCTTGTTGGTTGATCGCCGCCGCGTCAACAGGTGTGGATTGTTGGGCTTGTTGCTGCAATTGTTGATATTGCTGCTGGGCCTCGGGCGGCATCTGTTGTTGCGCAATCATATCGGCTTTCATCTGCAGATGCTGCATGATGTGCGAGTATATGTTTGCTTGAACTTGCGCGTTCATCTGAACGGGCTGCATGTTTAATAAATTTACATGAGACGAAATATGCGCATCATGGTTTTGCTGTATAAACGCTTGAGCTGTACCACTCATCAATAAAGTGCTGTTCTCCATTCCAGATTCAATCGGTTTTGGTTGAGTGTCTGGGGGTGGAATTAATAACGCATCAATATTGTCTGTTCCCAAAGCTGCATACATTCTTTTATAGGCCTCATACATTCCATTGGGACCATGTATTTCTGGGTTAGATTGAACCAACTGCATCATCTCTTGAGCCATTACTATTCGTTGGCTAGTAGAGAAAATATCTGGATTTGAAACAGGAATGACATCCACTCTTTCATCAAAGTCAGCTTGTTTAATTTCCATCTGCCCACCTGATACGGCGTAAGGGTAAACGGGAGGCAAGCTCTTAGCAAAGATATTGGCCAATAGTTTAAATTCTTTCTTTTGTCCTGCGTGTAATCGTTTATGAATGGCAGACAAAACTTTGGTTGATTTTTCTAGTAGAGCAACGGTTGTTCCTACAGGCGCTTGCGAATTGCCTTCACCTATATTCATATCTGCTATTGATGCAAAACGTTGACCGCTTTGAACCAATAAGCCTAACAATTGCAATAAAGTCTGACTTGGCTCTTTAAACGGTAGCGGTTGAATTGCATCTCGCAGACTTCCTGCGGGTGCATCCACGTCTCTAAACTCGCCTGGTTGAATAGGCGTGTCCTCGTCTCTAATACGAATGCCTCGAGTTTTAAATCCTGCAGGCAAATTAGCTAAAGTTCCAGCATCTATTAATTGTCTAACAATTGAAGTTGAAGCTTTAGCTAAGCCACCTATCATATGAGTTAAACCAAAGCCGTAGAATCCTAATCCTGGAAGAAATTTAAAATGAACGAAGTAAGCAATTTTTTTCTTCATCGGATCTTCTTCTGCAAAGTTCCTTCTAATAGATAAAATGTTTTCGCTGTTGGTATCAATTGTTACGATATAAGGCAGTTTTACTTCTGTATATTCGCCATCTTCGCCTGTATCTTCAAAGCCATCTAAGTCTAAATTACAATGAATTTCGTACAGATGACAGACTTCGCCTGTATCGTAAGAAGGCTCAAGACCCTCTAGCTTTTCTATTTCTGAGGTTAGACTTGAACTGTTGCTTAGGTTGTCACCACCCTTAACTTTAACGTTTCGATAAAAACCAATTGCTTGAAGTTTCTTTACTTCGTTCTCTGGCATTTTAATTAAATGCGTGACCCTTGGGCAAGAATCTAAGTCGGTTGTATAGTAAGGAACAATTAAATCTTCAGGCGCAACAAACT